ATAATAATCTAGGAGGTGTTACATATGATTGTAACATTGCAAGACGGCACACGCCTAACAGTTACCCTACGCACATGGGACGGCTGCAATTGGTCGCCAGACATTGCCGGGGACGTGTTGGCAACGTGGCAACCTGAGACACACAAGGACATTAAGTGGCTAGAGGATGACTGCGACGCCTTTAATTCAGGCGTAGACCTTGACTGGCTGGAGCATTGCCCCGGCTGTCAAGAGGTGGCATTGGATGTACAGGAGGTACAAGAGTAATGGGAGAGCACAAAAGACAAGGTAAAACCTTTTTCGTGACTGTAGACGCTCATATGCAGCTTGCAGTACATCGTGCCCCTAGTGGACATTTTTCTTATATTATCTACTATGACGGACGCCAAACTACCGGGGCACTGCGTATCACACAAGCACATGCAGCGAATAAGCTGGGATTAACAGTGCCGGAACTGCTGGAAAAATTCAAACTTGACTAACTAAAAACTGAACAGAGGTACGGGCAAAACTGTACCTCTAATTTTTGCACCCTTTTTCCGCCCCTCAACCAAACGGAACGAAACGATGTTCGTGGTTACCGAAGGTCACCTGAGCGGAACGAAACGTGTTGTCTTGTGCGACGCACGGAGCGAAACGAAACGAGGGATGCCGGGGCAACCCAAGCTGACAAGGCAAGCAAGGTTGCTTTAAGACAAGCAAGGCAAGCCAAAGGTTACCAAAGACAAAAACACCCAAGCAAGTGCCAATGGGTACACGTAAATGAAAGAAGACCCATTATAACTAGGAGGTATTTATAATGACAAACGAAGAACTGATGCAAGAAGAATTGAATTTAGAATCATCTTACAGACAGGATGGTTACGAAGCAGCTTTGTCTACTCTCTATGAAGCTAAAGAAAAAGAGATGGTTGATACGGCTTTGCCTATCGGACAAGCGTTCTTCAGACATAAAGCAATGGTTGTCAAGAAAACCATGGAAGAATGGCTCATTAAAAACATGAAGCCTAAAGCTGGTGTCAAACAAAACTTTATCTTCCTGCTGGATGATTTGAAACGTGAATTTGTTACTGCTGATGGTGATGTGGATATTGATACTATTGCCAATATCTGCTCCTCTGTCACCCTCTCCTGCCTTATCAATGCTTTGACAACCAACGGCAGCAAAGGCATGGCGTTCTTTAATGATATAGGTGCTCGTATCGGTGTAAATCTGATGTTTGAATATCAGACACAATGCTTTGATAATTGGTTGAAGACCTTACCTAAAGAAGACAAAAACAGAAAGGCACTTGCAGGTATCGACAAGCGCATCGGTATGCATTATCGCTATGTATACATGAAGAAGGCTGTTAAAAACTGTGGTTACACCATGCCTACATGGGAACAAGGTGACAATGAAGCACTTATCAACTTAGGCTGTGCCCTGCTGACATTGACAGAAGACACAACAGGATATTGGTATCGTGATTCTGATATGCACACACCTACATACCTTGTCCCCACCCCTGAATTTATTGATGCATGGAAACGTAACGAAGACAACATGCTTGCGCTTGCCCACAAGAGCTGTCCTATGGTTGTCCCTCCCAAAGAGTGGGTGTCTTATGATGAAGGAGGCTACTATGGAGACCTTGCAGCTTTTTCAACATTCCTGCGCTTAAAATATGGGCACAATGCTTTCAGAAAGACCTATGAAGCACGCCTGCATCAATTAGATACTCCTGATGTCTATAAAGCAGTAAACAGCATCCAAGCAACAGCATGGCGTATCAACAAAGAGGTATTGTCTATCATCAAACACTGCCGTACCTTAGGCTATATCCCCTACGGCAAGCAAAAAGACACACACATCATGAGCTTAGATTTGGATGATGGTAAACCTGCTGATTTACCTGAACACCCTACGGATGAGATGATTAAGGAATACAAGAAAAATAAAGCTCAATGGTGGAAAGGGCAGAAAAGAAGAATATCTATTATCAATCGCTCTAACACCATGATAAACATAGCAGATAAGTTTAGTGTCTATGAAAATATCTATTTTCCTTGGAATATGGATTTTAGAGGGCGCATCTACCCTATTCCATCTTTCAGTCCACAAGGTGATGATATTTGCAAAGGTTTGCTACTCTTTTCAGACACACCACCTTGTCAAGACCCTAAAGATATTGAATGGCTGGCTATCACCGGAGCTAACCTTGCAGGTGAAGACAAAATCAGCTATGCAGACCGCATCCAATGGGTATATGCCAATGAAGAAGTTATTCTTGATGTAGCAAAAGACCCTATGGGTAACTTATGGTGGTTACATAAAGACAAAAAACCTGTACAACTGCTGGCATGGTGTCTTGAATGGGCAAAAGCCAAGCAATGGATAACTGAACATGGCTCTATTGTCGGCTGGGTAACAGGTCTCCCCTATGCTCAGGATGGTACATGCTCGGGTCTGCAACACTTCTCAGCTATCCTTAGAGACCCTATTGGGGGTACTGCGGTAAACCTTGTCCCGCAAGACAAACCGAATGACATCTATCGTTTGGTAGCAGATAAGGTAAATGTTGTCTTGAAGCAGGATGCTATGTCAGGCACTATTGATGAATGGGATGAAGAGAAACTGAAGACCAAATTCGGTACAAAAACAATGGCGCAAATTTGGTTAAACTATGGTGTTAACCGCACTGTAACCAAAAGACCTACCATGACCCTTGCCTATGGAGCTAAAAAGCGTGGCTACACCGAACAGATTATGGAAGACACAATCAGACCAGCTCTGAACGCTAAGACTACCTGTGGTTTTACAGAAACCAATGCCTACCAATGTGCTATGTATATGGCTGAGCTAATATGGAACTCTGTGGGTGCTACTGTGGTACGTGCTGTTGAGGGTATGGATTGGTTACATAAAGTTTCCAAACTTGTCACCAAAAATGCAAATGTAGTGTCTTGGTGCACACCTTTAGGCTTGCTGTTGCAACAAAATTATTTAAAGTATGAATCTAAGGTGATTAAGTTACGTTGTGCCGGAAAGCGATTCAGAGTATATGTTCCACATCAAACAGGAGTGATTGATAAGACAAAACAGGCGAATGGCATAGCTCCAAACTTTATTCACTCTATGGATGCTTGCCATCTTCAAATGACAGTATGCAGAGCTAAGGATGCTGGTATCAATCACTTTACTATGGTACATGATTCTTATGGTTGCCCTATGTCTCAGGCTAAGCTGATGTATGAGATTGTGCGTAAGGCTTTTGTAGATATGTATACAGAGCATGATGTCTTAGAGGAGTTTAGACAATACCTGCAACCATTGGTGAATAAAGAACTCCCTGCTCCCCCTAAAAAGGGTGATTTAGACCTCAACATTGTATTGGACAGCAAGTACATCTTTTGCTAATGGGTACACGTAAACGAAGAAAGACAATAGATAACTATAGATTCCTATAGATTCTATAGAGACCTTTAAGTACCTAAGGTTATGTTATTAATGACTAATAATAACTTACCTAAGGTAACTAAAGGTCTCTATTGTCTTTATAGTACCTTTAAAATCCTTTAGGTAACTAAAGAAAATGCTAATGGGTACACGTAAACGAAGAAAAGACAACACGCTTTTCAAAATCTAAATCGCGCCGTTTCTATTCCCTTTCTGTGTGTTGTCTTTTCTCAATAATTTTTAAGGAGGTTTATTCATGTTAAAATCTGAAGCTTTTTGTGGTCAACTTATTAAGATTGCACATGGGGCTTACAAAGGCAGTGTAGGTATCATCTATCGCACAGCTTTCAATGCTGCCCGTGTACTTCTTGCTTCAAAAGAGGCTAAGGAGGATTGGGGGTCACTTTATTATGTTGAATATGCGGACATGGAACCATTCTATGCAAATACTATCCCCCAAGTTACACCCTTTGATGCTAAGGTACTTATTGATGCTAAGGGTAACTATCACATCGAAGATGCTTCTGCCCCCAACACAAAGTATTATGATGAACACTATGCATCCATGGTAGGCTTAGAACCTATTGAGCTGATGCAGCTTGTGTTGTCTCCTGCTGAATTTATCGGCTTCTTCAAAGGCAACATCATCAAATACTCTATGAGAGCAGGTAAAAAGCAAGGTGAAGCAGCAGAAAAGGACATTACTAAAGCTAAACGCTATGCACAATGGCTGCATAAAGTTAACCCTTTTGACACTCAATTTCTTATCAATCCAAAGGAGGACTAAAATTTGGTAAACATTAAATTCAAAAAACTTGACCCTAAAGCCTCTCTCCCCCAAGCAATGACAGGTGGAGCTGCTGGACTTGACTTGGTTTGTCTTAACCGCATTGCGGTGACACCGAACCGCTGGTCTTCAAAGGCAGCTATTGTCCGTACAGGCTTGGCTATGGAACTCCCTAGTGGCTATTATGCTGAGGTGGTCTTGCGCTCCTCTACAGGCAGAGACACAAAGCTCAGACTTGCTAATCAGGTCGGTATCATTGATTCTGATTATCGTGGTGAAATCATGTTGTATGTGGAGAATTTAGGTGACCATCTTGAAATTATTGATGCTGGTCAAAGAATTGCGCAACTGTTGATTCACAAGATTGAAGAAGTGGTGATTGAAGAAGCCACTGAGGAGCTGTCTAAGACTGAAAGAGGTCTTGAAAGTGGCAGCACAGGCAAAGGCACTAAACCTGCTGTAAAGACTAGAAGAGCAAAGGAGGTAGCTAAAGATGTCTAATTTTAAGGTTGGTGACAGAGTATATGTTGATGGCTACACCATACACAACGATAGAGGTGAAAAGGTGCATGTCAAAGGCACAGGTGTAATTAGTAGCACAACATTTGCACCTGACGTTTATTCTGTGAAGATGGATAAGCCGTATATTAATCAACACTACTGCACCACAACTTTCTTTTCGGCTCTCCCCCACGAGCTGTTTACCATTAAAAAAGAGGGGGAATTAAGGATGACTAAAAATTTTAAAGTAGGTGACAGAGTGTGCTGCATTGAAGAGCATGATGGTAACACCCATATTATAGGTCAGGTTGGTACGGTGCGTGCCCTTGTCTCTGCCTTCCATGAACTTGCGATAGAGTTTGATAATGATGTACAGGGACACACTTTAGGTTCAGCTCACAAATGCCCCACTGGTCATGGATGGTCTATTCCCCCTGAAAAACTTGTTCCTGCTTATATCGCCCCTCGTAAAGATACTAAAATTATCATTTACACCAAGGGTAATAGAACCTTCGCAAAGGTCATTGTAGGTAAGCGCACTGTGGAAACTGAATGTGCAGTATGTTCCCATGATGATGTCTTTTCTATCTTTACAGGTGCTCAAATTGCCCTTGCACGCCTTGCATACAAAAATAACGCTAAACCTGCGCTCTCAAAAGCAGCACTTGACAAAGCTTTAAAGAATTTTGAAATTATTGAATAATAAAGGAGAATAACAAATATGGCAAAGAATGATTTTGCACAAATTACAACCCCTGCCGGTGAAGCGGTGTACCCTAAGCTCCGCAGCACTGAAGTCTTTGATGGCGAGGATACCGGAAAGTATGTCTGCGGTATCAAATTGTCTAAAGAAGACACTGATAAGCTGATTCAACGTATAGAAAATGAATGGGAGATGGCTAAGAAGTCTCCCGACTTTGACGGCAAACGCTATGGTCGCAACTCTGCCCCTTCCCTTGGGTTCCATGAAGACAAAGATGGTGATATTGTCTTTAAGGCTAAGACCAATGCTGTTATCAAGACCAAAGCTGGTGATGTTATCGAAAAGACTATGGCTGTTTTTGATAAGAAGGGCAAACCTATGGATGACGAGATGGAAGTAGGTAATGGCTCTACCATCCGTCTGTGTATGCTTCTGCGCCCCTTCTATGCTTCTGCTACTGTCTATGGTATTCAGTTGCTGCTTAAGGCTGTTCAGGTACTGAACTATGTTGCTCCTGCTGCTGGTGCAGTATCTGCAGATGATTGTGGCTTTGATGTAGAAGAAGAATTTGATGAGGATAAAGTACCCTTTGCTGATGAGGGTGCAGACTTTTAAAGCCTATGGCTATTAAGTTTAATCGCAGAGGTGGCTTTTCCACCCTCAACAAACCCTATCGTAGCGGTTTAGAAGACCGCCTAGCGCAGCAACTTGAAAATGCAGGTGTACCTAAGGTGTACGAAAAATACTCCATCGCCTACGAGATTCCTGCCACAAAGCACCATTATACCCCTGATTTCATTCTGCCTAATGGTATTATCATCGAAGCCAAGGGTATCTTTGAAGCTGCTGACCGCAAGAAGCATCTGCTTATCAGACAACAATATCCAAATTTAGACATACGCTTTGTATTCTCCAACGCTAAGACAAGAATCGGTACAGGAGCTAAGACTACTGTGGCTGAATGGTGTGAGAAGCATGGTTTCCAATACGCCAGCCGTGAGATTCCCTCTCGGTGGTTCAAAGAGACCATGAAGGACACCAATGGTCTTGTCCTGCGTGGAAAAGGTGAGCGTATTGTCACTCTTTAAATTCAAAGAGCGCACTGAGACCACACAGATATGTGTTGTCTTAAGAAACCTAAAGGGTAAGCGCAAACGTGAGCTGTTTAGGGAAGCTTACAGACAAGGTGAAGTTGACACAGGCTTTCACTTTATTGTCTTCAATAATGGTCTTTTTGAGACCGACAGAGAAATAAAGGCAGTTGCCGGATATAACCTGCCTGAATGTGAGACTTCTGTGTATGTCTTAGCTGATACGCTAGGACGCAAGAAAATATCCGATGCTCAGCAGTATGTACTGAATGAGCTAAAGGTACAGTATGATGTGCCTATAAAATTTATTACTGACGAGGTGTAACTTATGGAGACACATCAACCCTGCCCTGCTTGTGGCAGCCATGATGCCTTAACCATCTATGAAGATGGGCACAGTTATTGTTTCTCATGCAACACCTATTTTCGCAGCAGCAAGGAGGAGAAAAAATTGTCAAGTGGATTAAAGAAACAAGGTCTGATAGACCTACAGGACATGGTGGTCTCCCCCTTGCCTAAGCGAAAACTGACAAAACAAACCTGTGCTAAGTATGGCTACTTTACCTCTAAGGTGCATGGGCAGCCTGTGCAGGTAGCTTGTTACTATGATGATGCCAATAAACTGCTTGGTCAGAAAATCAGATATGCTGATAAGAGCTTCGAAGCTAGAGGTTCTTTCAGTGAGCGATTCTTTGGGCAACATCTGTTCCAAGGTGGTGGCAAGAAGCTGGTGATAACCGAGGGTGAGATTGATTGTCTTACAGTCTCGCAGGTACAGGGTAACAAATATCCTGTTGTGAGTATTCCTACAGGAGCTGCTAGTGCTGCTAAGGTCTTCAGAGCTAACTTTAATTGGCTAGAGAGCTTCGAGGAAGTTATTGTCATGTTTGATATGGATGACGCAGGACGCAAAGCTGTGAAGGCTGTTAGCGGTATCCTGTCCCCTAATAGGCTTAAGATAGCATGGTTACCCTGCAAAGACCCTAATGAGTGTTTACAAGAAGGCAAGAGTGACGCTGTTGTTAAGGCAGTATGGGAAGCAAAGACATACACACCTGCTGACATCATCAAAGGTGATGAACTGTGGGAGGTATTGTCTAAGCATGAGGAATCACTGAATTATCCCCTACCTTGGGACATCCCACTGCAAAACATGACTGATGGATTGCGAAAAGGTGAGCTTGTTGTTATCACAGCAGGTACAGGTATAGGCAAAACTACATTCGTTAGACAACTAGCCTATCATCTTGGTACGGAGTGTTACTGTAAGGTTGGTATGTTGATGCTTGAAGAAAATGTTAAGCACACCGCCAATGGTCTTGTGTGTCTTAAGCTAGGTAAACCTGCCCATAGACCTATTATTGACAGTGATTACAAAAAAGCCTTTGAAGACATCATGGATAATTTTGTCTTCTACAACCACTTCGGCTCTATTGAATGTGAAGACCTTTTGCAAACCATCCGTTACATGGTGACAGGTGAGCAGGTGGACTTTGTTGTCTTAGACCACATTTCCATTGCTATCAGCGGTCTTGACATTGAGAATGAACGTAAGGCTACTGATGTACTTATGACGAAACTTCGTTCGCTCGTAGAAGAAACAGGTGTAGGCATGTTAGTTGTCTCTCACCTGCGCAGAACTGCTTGCACTCCTGCTGAAGAAGGTGGCGCACTTTCCCTCTCCCACCTGCGTGGTTCACAGGCTATCTCACAGCTCTCTGATGCTGTGTGGGGTCTTGAAAGAAACCAACAGGATGAGGGGATGAAGAAGAACCTTGTGCGTGTCAGGGTGCTGAAGAACAGATATAGTGGTGATACAGGTATTGCCGGATACCTTGCATATGACAAGGAGCATAATATCTTAAATGCTGTAAAGGACTTATCAGAGTACGAAGTACCTGCATGTCCTTTTGATACTGATGAAACAGAGAAAGGAGATTTTTAGATGTTTGAAATCTTAGAAAAGCTTATTGATTGGTGTACTTCCCTGCTGTCTTGGTTGTCTCGCAAGCAGGTTGAAGCTGCTAAGGCTCGCATTAAGAACTGCAAGCTAATGATTCATAATGCCAATGCCGCTAAGATGGTATACTTGCAGAAGCATGAGAAGACAATCAATGCTCTTGAAAATGAGTGTGAGCGTATGGAATACTTCCTGTCGCAAGATACTGTGGAGCTGTAAGCTATGCTCTACTTTGATATTGAAACTGATGGTCTGCTGGACAATGTCACTAAGGGGCATTGTCTAGTAATCATCGACGAACAGAACAACATCTCAGCTTACAGAACTGATGATTTTAAAAAAGGAGCTATGCGATTAATCGCTGCTCTGAGGAATGGAGAGTGCATCTGCGGGCATAACATCATCAACTATGACTGTGCTGTGTTAGCTAAACTCTATCCTGAGTTCCACATAAAGCGAGAATGGAGACCACAAGTCTTAGATACCCTTGTACTTGCACGTCTTATCTGTGGCAACATAGAAGATACTGACCATGCTAGGGTACGCAATGGTACTCTTCCTGCTAAATTAATTGGTAGACAGTCTTTAAAGGCATGGGGTTATCGCCTTGGGGAGCTTAAAGGTACGTATGGTGAGCAAGAGGATGCATGGGATTCTTTCAGTGAGGAAATGCTCTCCTATTGTGTGCAGGATGTCACTGTCACCAAGAAGCTCTATACATACCTCATGAAGATTGGTGCACCTGCTAAGGCTATAGAGCTAGAGCATCAAGCGCAATGGCTAATGTCTAAGCAGGAGCGAAATGGTTTTGTCTTTGACTTAGAAAAGGCAGAAAAGCTGAGGGAAACCTTAGAATTGCGCTATGCTGTGTTGTCTTCTCAGCTTGTGAGCATTGTGCCACAGATACCTGATAAGGTCTTTATACCTAAAAGCGACAACAAACGCTTAGGCTATAAGAAGGGTGTTCCCATTCAAAGATATAAGGACTTCAACCCCAGCAGCAGACAGCAAGTGGCGTGGGTGCTGGAGCATCAATTCAACTACTTGCCGGAAAATGAAGACTGCTATGAGGATGAACGTCTGAAGATTGATGGTGATACCTTTAAGTTTATTAAGGGTGACGAAAATGCCCCACAAGAACTAAGAGACTTAGCTGCTGTCTTTGAGGAATACCTTATGGTAGCTAAGCGGTTAGGTCAGCTTGCCACAGGTAACCAAGCGTGGCTGAAGCATGTTAAGGCTGATGGTAGAATCCATGGCAGCGTAAATCCTTGTGGTACAGTAACAGGACGTGCTACCCATGCAAAACCTAATGTTGCCCAAGTCCCCCACGTAGGCAGTCCCTATGGACAAGAATGCCGGGAGCTGTTTAGAGCACCTGAAGGTTGGTTTGAGGTGGGTGTAGATGCCTGTGGCTTGGAGCTTAGGTGTCTAGCACACTATCTTTATCCCTATGATAAGGGTGCATACGCCCATGTTATCTTGAATGGTGATATACATACACTGAATCAACAGGCTGCTGGGTTACCCACGAGAAACGCAGCTAAGACATTCATCTACGCCTTCCTGTATGGGGCAGGTGATAAAGCTATTGGTAAACAGCTTGGTGGTGACGAAAAGGTTGGTAAGCAGGTAAAGAATAAATTCCTAAAGGCTACTCCTGCTATCAAGATGCTGCGTGAAGCTGTCAAGAATACACTCGTGGTTGAGTACCACGGAAAAATTAAAGAATGGAAACGTAAGTATTTAAGAGGGTTGGATGGCAGACATCTCCATGTGAGAAGTCTACATTCAGCTCTCAATTTACTTTTACAATCCTGTGGAGCATTGATATGTAAAAAATGGATATGCCTGTGGGAAGAAAATATGATTAAAGCTGGCTATGACCATGGAAAAGATTTTCAATTCATGGCATGGGTGCACGATGAGGGGCAATTGTCTTGTAGGACTAGACAAATAGCAGAAGAAGCTGTGAGAATTGCCCAAGAATCTATGAGACAGACACAAGAATATTATGGAATCAGATGCCAATTAGATACCGAGGGAAAGATTGGTAGGAATTGGTTTGATTGTCACTAGGAGGTGTAAGAATGTTTAACATCCCTACTCTACTCTTGGTAATTTGCACCGCCTATACCCCTGCCTTTGACGAATGTGGCAAGACAGATGGCATCACCGCCAGCGGACACCCTGCTATCCAAGGGGTGACTGTGGCGTGTGATGGCTTGCCGTTAGGAACTGAAGTTGTCATAGATGGGCACAGCTACATCGTTCAGGACAGGTTCGGTGGTGGATATGGTAAGACAAAAATTGATATTTTTATGAATACTAAAGCAGAAGCCTTTAGGTTCGGAAGACAAACAAAAATTGTGGAGGTAAAGCCTTATGTCGAAACAAAAGCAGCCTTTTGTACCAAAGATTGGTCAGAAGGTCTATATCAAACGTCAGAACTCCTTAGGAGAGACTATCTATTTTGAAGGCGTTGTAAATCGTATCCGTGTGGAAGTTAAGTGTAAGCAAGGCAGCTTCATGACTGTTGCTTCTCCACACACCTTAGAGACCAAAGCAAAAGGACTTGTAGCAGGAGGTGACCTGTTCTAATGCCTACTGTTGACCTTATTTCCATGACCCCTAATTATATGACACTCTTGCAATGTGCTTGCAGACAGCCTTATGGCAAAGATGTTACCGAAAAGTCCATCAAGAAAATTATTGAGAGCGGACATCTTAGTGTCTTGGAGCACTGCTATGCTTCCTTTTTGGTGACCTGTTCTGTGCGTGTCTTAGGGCAACTCACGAGACACCGCCACCTCAGCTTCACCTGTAAGTCTGCTAGAGGTAGTAGATTCGATACCCTTGTAAACCCATACACTCTTGGAAGAGTACCTTTAAACGGTTTTAATGTAGGACGTACTTATAATTCAGCTTTAAGTGATAAAGATACAAAAGAGGAACAGGCTGCCTATTTCCTACCCCAAGGTGTTGAGACATCCTTGGTAGTGACAGGCAACTTTAGAGCATGGTATGAGTACATGCCCAAAAGGCTGTGCAAACGTGCTATGCCTGAGCACAGAAAGTTAGCTGAAATGATTCAAAAATGCTTGGCTGACGCTGCGCCTGAAATCTTTGATAAAAACTTTATGAACTGTAAAAACTGTACAGAAAGGAGTTGTGATTTTAAATGAAGTGGAATGCTATCGCTATTTATGTCCTCTTTGTTATCCTGTTTTGCGTTGTTTTCTATGGTCTGATTATTGGTGGTATCCTTGGTTTTCTCCACCTGTTGATGGGGGTATTTAATCTTGGCTTCTAAACCTTTACACCTGCTCTTTGATGCTGACATGATTGTCTTTCGCACCTGTGCAGCAGCAGAGCAGGAAATTAATTGGTATGGTGACCTGTGGACACTACACTCTGACTTAGCAGAGGTTAAGGATGCTATTGACACAATGGTTGTCAGCATCACCGATAAAGTCCTGCGTCACATGGAGCACGAAGGAGCTTATAACATTACCATGTGCTTCTCCAGCTACCCCTATTTCCGTTCTAAAGTCTATCCCCCTTATAAGCTCAATCGTGTAGCTAAGAGAAAACCTCTTGCCTACCATGAAGCTGTTGAGTGGGTGAAGAAAAACTATAATGTGTTGTCTATCCCTAGCCTTGAAGCTGATGACCTCTTAGGTATCTATGGTACAATACCTTCTACCTCTGCTGTTATTATTAGTGGTGACAAGGATATGCGGTCTATCCCCTGTCCTTTCTATAACTTCATTCAGGATACATTTCATAAGACAACACAAGCAGAAGCTGATTATCAGTTCTTATATCAAACCCTTGTCGGTGATGCTACTGATAACTACAAAGGTTGCCCTAAGATTGGTGAGGTTGGTGCAAAAAGAATTCTTGACAAAGACTGCTCATGGGATGCCGTGGTGGCTGCCTACGAGAAAGCAGGTTTGTCTGAGGAAGAAGCACTGACACAGGCAAGGGTTGCTCGTATTCTCAGATATGAGGATGTTGGTAAGGATTTTAAGCCTATCCTTTGGACACCCAAAGGGTCACAAAAGAGACAATAAAGTAAAGGGGCATATAAGCGACAATGAATATTAATATTGTATCTAATAAAGGGGATGATGGAGAAAAATTACCATATGTAAACCCTGTAATTTATGAACATTTAGAGAAAGCCTACAGTCTTGGTAGCCTTATGACACACAATGCCAAAAACAATGACGAGTTAATTGGATATATTAGGGGCGTTATGGATGTGCTGGGGCATATCAAGGCTATGGCTAACCTAAATGATGATGAGGAGTGATAAGATGTGCTGGAAGATTAAGACACCCAGCGTAAACACTGATGTATCTGCATCCTCCTTAGTACCGGAAACCAATGCAAAAGACCCTGATAGTCCTGAGTATGGTGGTACTGCTGATACCTTTAACAAGAAGAAAGGTAGACAACAACTGACGATTGCTCGCAATGGCGTATACAATCCTACACAGTTGTAGAGAGGAGGAACGATGTGTACTAAGAAACCAAAAGTAGAACAAGCTGCTCCTGCTGCTGCCCCTGTTGCAGCACCCTTGAAGATTGATAATGTTGCTGAGGATACCAAAAAGGAAAATCCGAACGCTAAGACCAAGGGTAAAAAGAAGCTTACCATCACTCAGATTGGTAGTGGTACAGGGGTGAATCTTTAATGGCAGAGACAGCAAAAGCTTTATATGAGCGATTGGCTATTGAGCGTGAAGTTTATATTGATAGAGCTGAGGATTGTGCAAAATATACAATCCCTTTTTTATTTCCTAAAAAAGAAGCTAATGGTACTACTAAGTACCCTACACCCTATCAGGCGGTAGGTGCAAGAGGTGTCAATAACCTCACGTCAAAGCTGGTATTAGCTCTGTTTCCCCCGAACACACCCTTTTTCAGACAAGACATCCGAGATGATGTCCTCAAATATTATGAGAGCAAACCTGAAGACAAACAAGAGATAGAGCAAGCATTAGTACAAAGAGAACAAACGGCTCAGAAATACTTTGAATCTTCGCAGATGCGTGTCTCCATGGAGGTGTGTCTGAAACAGCTTATTATAGCTGGCAATGCTTTACTGTTCTTCCCTCCTAAAGAGGGGGGCATTAAAGTCTATAAGCTGAATAGCTATGTAGTACAAAGAGACTTTGTAGGACACCCTATTCAGATGATTACCTGTGACAAACTTGCTATCAATACCCTGCCCTATGAGGTCTTAGGACAGCTAGATATTGATTTGTCTACCAAACGTGGTGATGAATTGGTTGAGGTCTATACACATATCACCTATTCATCTAAAGACAACAGATATTATAGTTACCAAGAGATTGAGGGTAAACAGATTGCTGGCTATGAGCAGTCTTTCCCTGCTGATGTTTGTCCTTGGATTCCTGTCCGTCTCTTTAAGATGGATGGTGAACATTATAGTCGCTCATATGTTGAGGAATATATTGGTGACTTAAAGACCCTTGAAGGTCTCTCTAAAGCCATTGCAGAGATGTCTGCTATTGCTGCTTCTGTAATCTACCTTGTGCGCCCTAATGGCGTAACACAACCTAGCAAGATTATGAAGACAAAAAATGGTGGCTTTGTAACAGGTAACAAGGAAGATGTTACTTGCCTGTCGCTGGACAAGACACAAGATATGCAGATTGCTAAAATGACCGCTGATGCTATTGAAAGCAGGTTGTCTTATGCCTTCATGCTAAATTCTGCTGTCCAAAGGTCAGGAGAGAGGGTAACGGCTGAGGAAATCCGCTATGTGGCTAATGAGCTGGAGGATACCCTTGGTGGTATCTATTCTATCCTGTCACAAGAATTGCAGCTCCCCTTAGCTAACACACTTTTAAATATCCTTTCCAAAAAGGGTGAAATTGCTGATGTCCCTAAAGATATTGTGTCTCTTGCCATAACTACCGGCATGGAAGCTATTGGACGTGGACATGACCAACAGAAGCTTACTGTCTTTATTCAAGGCATTGCTCAGATTCCTGATGCAGCGACTGCTGTGAATTGGGAAGGCGTTGCTCGTGCTTGGGCAAACAGTTGTAATCTTGATACCACAGGTTTGATTAAGACTGCCGAACAAATTCAGCAGGAACAACAACAGGCGCAAATGATGGCAATGGCACAGGCTGCTGTACCTAATGCAACCAAAGGTGCTATGGATGCCATGAATCAGCAAACACAAGGAGGTAGTGAATCTAATGGCTGATACTGAAAATCAAAATACACAGGTCAATGAAGAACCTAAGGAAACACAAGTAGATATTACCGATACTACTATTGTGTCCAATGGTGAAGTAATTGATACTGCTAAAGATGAAGGTGGCAAAGGTGAGGAAGAAACCCCCACTGATGAAAAAGACACCACAGAAGAAAAAGAAGACAAACCTGCTGAGGAGCAGGAAGAGTACCAAAAAGCTAAAGGTGAGATTGAATCTGCCAAGACTGAGCTTGAAGGTAAGGGCATCGACTATGCTGCCTTAGAAGCTGAATACAATGAGAATGGTGGCTTGTCTGAAGATAGCTATAAGCTGCTGGAAGAAAAAGGCTACCCTAAAGCTCTTGTAGAAGCAGCTCTCGCAGGTTGGCAAGCTAAGGCTGATGCTTTTGCTAATAAGATTATTGAGGATGCAGGTGGTATCAATGAGTACAAACGCATCCAAAAATTTGTACAGTCACAAGGCGCAGGAGCAGTCAATGCTTTCAATGCCATTGTAAACAAAGATGATTTGTCTGTTGTATCTGCTTACATTGCAGGTGTAAAGGCACAGATGGTAGCGCAGCATGGTACTGCTAACCCTACTTTAGGTGGCAGTGGTAACGTGGGTAAATCTAAAGGCTATACTGATGCTAATGAGATGATTAAAGCTATGAGTGACCCACGCTATGGTAAAGACCCTAACTATATGCAGGAAGTAGAGCGTAAAGTCGCTGCTTCTAAATTCTTTGGTTAAGACACAAACGTCAATCCCCTCCCATAAGCGGAGGGTTATTTTTTTTATTCAAATTATTAAAGGAGTGATTTAATGGCTGATATGATTATTGCCAACCCCGGTCTTGCACAATCTGATAAAGGCGAAGACCGCTTAGGTTTATTTCTGAAAATGTTTACCGGTGAAGTTCTCACCGCTTTCTCTCAATCCACTATTACCGGTGGTCGCTTCTCTGAGCGTACTATTGAACATGGTAAGTCTGCTATCTTCCCGATTGTAGGTCGAGCAAAAGCTAAATACCTGAAAGCAGGTAAGAACTTGGATGACCTGCGTACTCCCATTGAACACAATGAGCGTACTATTGTGCTGGATGGTCTGCTGACCTCTGACTGCATGATTTTTGACCTTGACGAAGCTATGAACCACTTTGAGCTGCGTTCTAAGTATTCCAAGGAAATGGGTGAAGCATTGGCTGTTGCTCAGGACTGTGCTATCTTGGCTGAAGTAGCTAAGATGATTGTAGAAGACAAAGAGAACCTGCCTACCAATGCTACTACTGGTGTCAAAGGTACTGGCAAGGGTCTGATTGTTACCGAGACTGTGGCAACTGCTGACTATGGCGAAACTGAAGCTATGGGTGTAGCTATCTTTAAGGAACTGCTGAAAATCAAGACCAAAATGTCTGAGAATAATGTTCCGCTGGCAGGTCGCAACTGCTACATCAAACCGATGGCACTCAATGCACTCATTGCCAACAAGGACATCATCAACAAACTGTATGGTGCTTCTATGACCATTGAGGGCAACAACCCTCCGAAACTGATTGGTTTTGATTTGATTGAAGCTCCCCTGCTGACTGATGGTGGCGTTGATAATAAGAATGTTATGCAGGGTGATGGTCATGTGTTCCCTACTACCTACAAAGACACCTGCCAATTCATTGTGGCACATCCGTCTTCTGCTGGTATCCTGACCCTCAAAGGTCTTGGTATGGAGCATGCTCGCCGTCCTGAATATCAGGCAGACCAAATTATTGCTAAATATGCAAAAGGTTTTGGTGGTCTGCGCCCTGAAGCTGCCTTCATGGGTGTTGTAACTCAGGCTTAATTTAAACTACTAACCCTAGGGGATGGCATATGCTGTCCCCTATTTTTTCTAAAAATGAAAGGAGATACCAATGCAACTAACAGCATTAACTGAACTTGATGCAGTCAATAGTATCATTGGTACTATTGGTGAAGCTCCTATTAACAGTCTTGAAGAACTGACAGATGTGGATGCTATCAATGCCCTTCGTATCCTGCGGAATATCAGCAGACAAGAGCAGTCCCGAGGATGGACTTTTAACAAAACACCACACTTCACCCTTAACCCTGATGTAGACACAAAGAAGATTCCATGGAACAGTAACTACTTGTATCTTAAGGATAACCATGGTGTAAAGCTTGTCAGACAAGGTGACTATGTAAAAGACCTGTTCAAAGACACACTAATCTTTGAACACCCTTTGGATGTAGAGATGGTGCTTTATCTTGACTTTGAAAACTTGCCGGAGCAGATGAGGAACTATATCTTAGCTAAGGCATGTTTTGTCTTCCAAAGCTCTTACTTTGGTGATGATAGTCTGACTAAGATTACACAGCAGGAGATTGCTGAAGCATGGCAGCATCTGATGGAATTTGAGGTAGACAATAACAACTACTCAATGTTGGAACATACCTATGTTCATGAGCTGAGATTGAGGTGAGATTATGGGACTGATTAATCAAGACATCAAGAACCTTGTTAGTGGTGTGTCTCAGCAACCCCCTATCCTCAGACACCCTGAACAGCTAGAGGAACAGTTGAATGGTTATTCTAGTGAAGCAGGTGGCTTACAGAAGCGTCCTCCTACTATCTTTGAAGCTAACCTAGGTAAGAGAGGCAATACAATCAATAAGCCTTTGATACACTTTATAGATAGAGATACTAATGAAAAGTATATTGTTATCTTCACAGGCGCAGGCATTGATGTCTTTGACCTACAGGGTAATAAGAAGACTGTGAATATAAACGAAGATGCTTCATATATTTATACACAAAGTCCCCGAAGTAATATTAAAGCTATTACTATTGCAGATTATACTTTCATTAGCAATGTAGCACAGAAAGCTAAAATGTCTGATAAAGTGGATGATATATCATGGAATACCCAAGGTTTACTTGTAAATATCAAAAGTGGTCAGTATGGCAGAACCTACAAGATTGTCATAAATGATGAAATAGTGGCAAGCTATGAAACCCCTGATGGCAGTGATAAATCCCATACTAAGCAGATTGCTACCGATTTTATCGTGCAGCAGTTAGCCTCTCAATGTATTGATAAAGGCTATGTTACTACTACAGGCTCTTCATGGTTATATCTAAAGAAGAGTGCTTTTGTAACAGAAACAGGGGAGACTGTTTACATACAACCTCCCACTACCCCTGCTCAACAGGAAGATATTTTCAAGGGACTTAATTATAATTATTTAGCAACTAGACATTTCTATACCCCCTCTACTATAACACGTTCTTTAGGGACAATTATTGTGACTATCCCTAAAAAAGAAGTCCTAACAAAGACTGCGGATATAGAAGCCTATAATAAAGTCAAAGCAGAAATTGACAAATGCTCTTCTGATGGTTGGACTGTCACCTCTGCTGATAGTAAACTCACTCACTACTATTATAATGACGAGTGGGATGAGACTGAAGCAGAATCCTACACTATTAAATATACAGAGAATACCAATAGTCCCTCTTACAGCATTGCTAAGAGTCTTATCACCTCTGCTGAAGTGTTTGATGGTTATAACAATCAGGCTGCCTTTGGTATCCTTAAGTCTGTGCAGAAGTTCACCAACCTTCCTGCCACTGCCCCTGATGGCTACCTTGTAAAGATTGTAGGTGAAGAAGGTAGCAACACTGATGATTACTATGTCAAGTACAGCGCAGAAGAAAAGGTATGGAAAGAGTGTGCTAGACCTAACATGAAGAATCACTTTGATACCTCTACTTTACCTCATGTTCTTGTGCGTGAAGCTGATGGTACTTTTACCTTCCGTAGAGCAGAATGGGAATCTAGGGATATTGGAGATGAAGACAGCAATCCTCTCCCCTCTTTCATAGGGCAGACAATAAATGATGTCTTCTACCACAGAAACCGCTTAGGCTTCTTAAGTGGTGAGAATGTTATCCTCACTAGAAGTGCTAACTTCTTCAATTTTTGGATGACAAGTGCCACCAAGGTACAAGATACAGACCCTATCGACTTAGCAGTCTCTGACAATACTATCAGCACACTGTATAATGCCGTCACATTTGATACTGACCTTATCCTGTTCAGTCAAGAAGCACAATTTATGCTCTCTGCTGATGGTGTCTTGACACCTACAAGTGCTAATTTATCCCCGGCAGTTACCCACTATGAAGCTAGCCTTAAAGCTAAGCCTGTCAACGCAGGACGAAATGTTTACTTTGTGGCTGAAAGAGCTAAATATACCACTGTGCGTGAGTTCTTCACCGCAGCAGACAACACAGATGCTAAGGATGTTCAAGATATAACATCTCATGTTCCTAACTATATTCCTAATGGAGTTTATAAAATCATCCCCTCTACTGTTGAGAATGTAATGCTTTATCTCACTGAGGGTGATGAAACATCAATGTATATCTATAAGTACCTCTTTATAGACAGCCAGCGTGTACAGGCTGCATGGTCTAAGTGGGATATGCAGGGTGTTGTCTATGGAGGGCAGTTTATTGACAACTATCTCTATCTGATAGTTGAGCGTAATGGTTATTACTGTTTGGAGAAAATCTCTTTTACTATTAATACCACTGACTTCGATAGTGAAGCCTATCGTATCTTATTGGATTGCAAACATACCTATCAGATTCCTGCTGAGTGCTATGATTCCTTGAAAGATGAAACGGCTGTAAACATTCAGGATATTTTTGGTGATATATATGAGCAGGATAAACAATATAGTGCTGTTGCTTCTGATGGTACATATGCTAAGGCTAAAGAAGGTAAGATGGTCTTTATTGGTGACTATTCTAACCAAGTATTGACTGTGGGTATCAATTATAATTTTAAGATTGTTATGTCCACTATTATGGTTAAGCAGTCTGATAATGGCAGCACTCAGGCTCTTATTGAGGGCAGATTGCAACTGCGTCAGATGTGGTTTAACTATGCTGACAGCGGATACTTCAAAGTAACTGTGGATATTAAAGACAAACACGCCTATGTCTATGAATATACCTCTAGGCTCTTAGGTACTCGTTTTAATATTTTAGGTGCAATGCCTTTTACCACAGGCTCATTTAAATTCCCTATCCAAGCCAAAAACGAGAATGTGAACATTTGTTTGGAAACAGACACTCCGCTTCCTGTATCTCTTGTAGGCGCAGGTTGGATTGGCAACTACCAAAGGAGGACGAGACTATTTTAAAGGTATCTAAATTAAACATTGTTCAGCTCTGTGACTTTAGAGAAAACATGCGTGATGAAGACAGGCTAGAATGGTATTATGCCTCAGGTACATCCTTTGGTCTCACTGAAGTGGAGGAGCTATTCAATGCTTTGTGTCTTTATGATGATGAGACACACAGGGTATATGCCATTGGGGGGATTGAAGCTTCTTCCTTAATATGGGTTGTCTGCACTAAAGAGGTAGATGTACACCCTATTAAGTTCCTACGCTTCTGCAAGCCTTTCTTTAAGCAATGGGTGACAACACATTATGCTGTTTATAATTATGTGTGGCTCAGAAACGAGCGACATGTGCAATGGCTTAAATGGCTAGGAGCTGAATTTGGTGAATATAAATATATCAATGGCGAGCCTTTTCAGAAATTTACATTATACAAGGTAAAGGAGTGATGTCTTATGTGCAGTCCTATGGTGGCTGCTGGTATCAGTACAGGCTTGCAAGTAGCAGGTGACTACATGGGACAACGTGCGCAAGCTAAGGCAGCACAGGCTACCATGAACGCACAGGCTAAGGCAGCTATTACTGAAATGAATTGGAATATCATGGACTTAGAACAGCAACGTACAGATGCCTTTGACCAAGCTGTTGTAGAGATTAGCAACACTAGGTTAAACTCTATGCAACTTAATAGTGGTGTAAGAGCTGCTGTGAATGAGACCATGAGCGGACGTACAGCTAACCTCATTGTACGTGCTGCCGAAGGCGATACCGCTCGTGCTGTGTCCTCTATCCAAGACAACTATAAACGGAAATCTAATGAGGTTGACCTGAATCGTGAGCGTCAGGTAAAATCTACTCACGAATTTTTAGAGAACCTTAATGCTTCTGCACCTAAGATGCCCAGCAGATTCACTAACTTGTTGTCTTCTGCTGCCACAGGTTTGAATAATTATACACAAGCCAAGAATATTATGAATCAGCAGAAGATTACAGGTGGCATTGGAAAGACAGCCAAGACTGCTACTAAGACATGGGTAGGCAACGCTCCACGTAGCGTCCATGAGAAGCTAGGTATTGGCAATGGTATTTACAGGAGGTAAGAAGATTGAGTAAAGAAGTACAGGCAGCGATAGGTACTCAACGGCAGTTTTCAAAACAACCGGAGATTCCCTATGCGCTGTCCTTAAATAAATTCAGTGCAGCTGCAGGCATCTCACAACGTACAGATTTAGATGCGCAACGCTTAGCATCATCTTTAGGTCTCCTTGGTAAGAATATCATGGAGGAGCGTATTGCGGATGAGAAGCGCACCCAAGACCAAGCAGTATTGGTCAATGCAGACAAACTCCTTGCAGGTAAGACACAAGAAGACCTGAAGAAGTTTGACCGCATGGCAGCTTTGCAGAACTCTAGTGATGAATTTGACTTGACAGATAACCGCTACGCTATGGCTGTCCTTGAAAAAGGCATTGGTAAAATGGCAAGCCAATATGCCAAAGAGCAATGGATGAATGACCCTGCTTCTGAAAAGCCTAAGAGTGTTTCTGAAGCTGTTAGTCTTTTCAATAAATATCTGCAGGAGAACAGAGCTAACTTTAGTGACGATGGTATCTCCAATAAAGTAGCCTTTGACCAAGGCTATTATGAGGGAGCTGTTCAAGACACAATAAAAATAGCAAATGAAGCTGACAAGAGAATCAATGATGATAAGCGTCAGAAGATGGTCATGTTAGGTTCTAGTGAGTTTCAAGACCTTGTGTATAGTGGAGCTAAGGGTGAAGATTTTCTCACTCGTGGTAATGAAGCGTTACGCAAGGTGCAGTTAGGTACTAGGGATAGAGATGGTTTCATTAAAGCTGTTGCCCCTCTTGCTCAGATGATTGCTGACCAAGATTTTGATACGGCAAGATTGGATGCCTTAGGTGACTATCAGTACGAAGATGGTTTGTCTTTGAAACAGATGGTTAACCTCTATCCTTCCTATACCAAGATTGCAGATAATTTTAATCTGAGAGTTACTGATGATATTGTGTCTAAGTGTACACGCCCTGATGGTACTATTGACCTTTCAAAAGCTGAAGCATTGTTGTCTAAGTTACCTGCAGAAACTACAAATGCTGATGGTATTCCTGAAGCTAACCTGCCTATCTCACAAGGAGACAACCCCGACTTAACAGACCTGTCCCCCACTATGAAAAGTGTGATGCCTATGGTTGGTGGTGCTATCTATCAGCTAGGCTTTAAGGATGCACAGATTACTAGTGGTTACCGCACAGCAGAGCATAATGCATCTGTGGGTGGCGTACCAAACTCAGAGCATACTAAAGGTAATGCTGTGGATATTTATTTAGGTGATAATGTGGACGAAGCACAGGCTAATAAAGCATTGTCTTATTTTAAGCAGTATTTTGGTGAGGTCTTATTCCATGATGCTGGCACAGGCAGACATCTGCATCTTGCTGATTACCATGGTGGTATGAAAGCTGCTAATCCTAAAGAACAGTCTGCTGCTGCCTACAATCCTCAGCGTGTCAATAAAATACGTCAGGCTATCTATGCTAAACAGGCGCAGGCTCAACGTGTAAAGGCACAACGAGATGCAGATGAAAGAGACAGAATCAATATGGCTCTTTTACAAACCAATGACCCAAGTGAGCAGATGCAGATTATCAATAGCTCTAATTTACCGGAGACAACTAAGGCTACTATGATTCGTGCCATCACACGCCAAGCACGGCAGTCAGCTAAAGGCTATGGTAATGATGCAGAAGCTAAACATTTTTGGTCATATGAAAATGGCTATCAATATATTAAAGATACTCAGACATATGCTGAGTGGTATAAAGCTTATCAAGACCCTGATGTTGATGGTGATTCTGATGAATACAAGGCTTTGCAAAAGAGAGCCAATAGAGCTACAGCAAGACTTAATGCCTTGCTAGAGTTTAAAAAGAAACGTGGGTATATCCCTAGTGAGCAGGAGACAACGCAGTCTACCTCTACATCAAACTATGACCCATCAAATGATACCCCTACTCTTTCGGATTATGACCAACAGATAGCGCAATTAAAAATCTTAGTCAACAGTAACCCTACAGATGATAGAGGTGTTCCTTTAGATGAAGACCAAATTCACCGCAGAGTTGAGGTACTTGCCCAACAAGCAGGTCTTGATGTAAACAAAGTTTTATGTGATGTCTTTGGTGCTGAAGGTAATATAAATGATATGTTGGCAGATGCTAGAGGGGAATAGGAGGAATTATGGCTAAATTTGATATGTATGATGCATGGCATAAGATGGATGATGATTATGTCAGTGGTGTTGATTTACAAGCCAAAGGACAAGAACAGCTTTCTAATACCAAAGTTAACCCCTTGCATGATTTAGCAGAGAGTGTTACTGAATGGATTGGAGACATGGACAAAGCAGGTCAGAAGCTTGCTGTGGCTGCTGGTGAAGCCTATGAAGCAGGTGTCCTGCCTGATTCTATAGATGATATGGCACTACCACAGCAGTATGTGTCTCCTGCTCAGGAAAAGGTTGCTATTGCTTTACAGGATGCTGTGGATGATGCTCGTTACACTGCTACTAAAGACCCTCTCACTCTCATAGGTGATGTGGCAGGTGCTGCTAACCCTTGGATTCCTTTGGCTGTTCAAGTACCTATTATGGTACATGAGATGCAGAAAGCACAGGAGATTGAAAATGCCCCTGAGATGTCTGACCAAGCCAAAGCATCCCTACTCCCTATGTTGGCAGGTACTGTGGCAGCTTCTATGACACATGGCGTGGGTGGTCTTTTATCTAAGGCTGCCCCTAAAGTCTCTAAGGTTATGACTACCCCTTTTGTGGGTAGCGGTATTGCAGCAGGTACAGTTCTTGCTATGGATGAGAATGTACGTAATTACGCAGCAGAACATCCTGCTCGTTTTGCTGTCAGCCAATTTTTGACCGATACTGCTATTGGTGCTAAAAAGCTTGCCAAAGCTGATTGGTCTGCCAAGACAAACCCTGTCACAGATGCAGAGATTGTGTCTGAAAAGACAAACCCTGCTACTGAGCCTTTGGCTGATAAGACTAAGGTTGATGAGACAAACAAAAAGTTAGGTTCTCCTACTAAAGAGAAGAATAAAAGGAAACGTAAGCATCGTAAGCAGCATCGTGAGAATGTATGGGATGTTGATAATGACTATGAGGAGATGGTTACACCTGCTCAGGTTACAAAGCGTGAACCAAAGACAACCGCTGAAAAAGCTTATCCTGAGCAAATGCCTGAACAGCAGATGCAACAGGATGCTATTGCTAATCAGTTAGCTAAAGACCATCTCGAAGCTCGCCAAACCCCTGAAATCATGCAGGGTGCTCATGGTGATAAGCTTGAATATAGTAAAGATAATCTCTATCCTCATCCTGTGAGTGCAGAAGATATATGGGAAACTGCAAAGGCTATGTTCCCTATTCGCCCCGGTAGGTTGGATTTAGCTGATAGTGATAGAACACTAGGCTACTTTATGCCCCATGGTAAAGGTATTCGTATCCGTGGTTTCCGTGCATGGTCTGTAATCTGCCATGAAATCGGTCATGGTTTGTCTGATAAATTTGGTTGGGGTAAAGATACAGCAGTTCAAAAAGAACTTTATGATGGTGCTACTTCCATATGGCAACATGGTGAGTATGGTAATAGATATGCTCCGGAAAACTATGCTACCTATGTAGAAGAAGGACGTGCTGCATTTATGAATGAATACTGCGTCAACCCTGAGATGGCTAAAAAGCACTTCCCTCTTGCCTGCTGAATTTGAAAAGGCTATTGCAAGTGATAGATTCTATCAGGCACAGATGAATCTTTTAGGGCAACAGGTGCGCCGATGGGGTTCGCAGTCTGACTTTAGTAAAGCTGCTGGTATGTTTCATTGGGCAGACAAGAAACTTGGTAAAAAGATTGATAAACTTGTTGGCATATGGACAGCTACTAAAAAGCGTTTTGCATGGGAGTATGCCGACCTTGACGAGAGTGTAAGAGCCTATGAAGACAACCAAGGTGTAAAGGTAGCTATTGAGAATGACCCTGCTGTCTTAGCACAGTATGCAAAGCAAGCAGGTAATGATAGTGTTGGTTGTCTGCTGAATGGTAATAATCTAGGCACTAGAGCTGCCATTAAAATGCTACAGACAAAATTCAATGTTGCTCTTAATAATGTTGTTGCTAGTGACATCTTGAAACCTTTGGATGCACAAGGTAAACGTGGAATTGAACTTCAAAAGTGGCTTAAAGACACAGGCTATGAGGATTTTTATGAAGCCTTTAATACTTACCAAACTGCTAAGCACGAATTAGAAGTTATGGCAACAGGACGTAAGACAACACACACTTTGGAAGAATGTAATAAAATCATTGCTAAAGCAGAGGAACTGCCTGAGATGAAAGTTGCTTCTAATCTTTGGAAACAATGGAATGAGAATGTGTTACGAATTGCTGTTGCCGGACAGATTATTCCTGCAAAGGTTGCTAATACTTTCTTAAAGAAGTACCCTGAATATATCCCTATGTCACGTTCATTTGAGATTGAGGGTACTAGTGACTTCTTTGCATCCCATAAGGCTATGACTGTTGAGGGTTCTGAACGTATTATCAAAGACCCTATGGTACAGGCTATGAAGAATATGCAAAGTATTGTCTTCAAAGTGGAACGTAATCGTGTTGGTCTTGCCCTTGCTGATTTAGCTAAGAGGGACAGCGGTCACTTCCTTATGATGCCTGTAGCAGAAGGCAAGTATAAACATGCTACTCAAATTATTACTGTCTATGAAAAAGGCAAGCCTAAATATTATCAATGTATGATGAAGGGTCTTTATGAAGCCATGACTTCTGAAGATGGTAATATGGGTGCAGCTAAGCTCAGTATTATTGAGAAAATATCAAGAGGTGCTGCAACAGGCTTACGTATTGGTGCTACAGGTACTCCTATGTTCGCTATGTCTAACCTTTGTAAAGATATTCTTGAAGCAACCATTATGAACGCTGATGGACGTAACATCTCCCATATTCCCCTTGTTGCTCCTATGAAAATCTTTTGGCAGGGATTACAGATGCTCAATAGTGACAATGCTTTTGGTAAACTTATCATCCGCAACAACAGAGAACGTGCTCTGCTTAGACAATACAAAAGAGAGTTTAGGTCTAATGGTGTTACTATGACTACACGCTTAGGTTCTATTCAAGAAATTAATAAGGACTTCAGAAAGATTGTAGACCCTAAAATCCGTAACTCTGCTCTTGATAAAGCCTTATATCCTATTAGAATGTTGTGGCATTGGAATGTAATGTTTGGTGAAGCAGCAGAACAACTGCCACGTATGGCACTCTATCAACGTGCTAAAGGACGTGGTGCTTCTACCATTGAAGCTGCTATGGTTGCTTCTGATAGCACCTTAAACTTTATGAAAAGTGGTACTGCTGTTAAATCAATTAATCGTCATGTTCCTTTTGCCAATGCAGCTATTCAGGGTACTTTAAAAGCAGCAAGAGAGCTTTCTAAAAACCCTCTTAGTGTTGGTCTTGCTATGGCTGAACACGTACTGTTCCCCACCCTGTTATTATGGTATTGGAATAAGGATGAAGATTGGTATAAAGATATGCCAATGGAAATGAAGAATAAAGCGTGGTATGTAAAAATAGGTGACACTATCTATGATTATCCTAAACCACAATTTATCGGGCAACTAGCTGGTTCAATGCCTGAAAGGTTATTAGATGTTATGTCTGAGGGTGAAGATAAGCAGGTTATTGCTGATGCTGTCTATAAGCTCATCAAAGACCTTGCTCCTTCCGGTGCACCCCCTATCATTGAGAAATTCTATGAATGGCAGACAAACCACTCTATGTATCGTAATCGCCCTTTAGTTGACCAACGTCTTGAAAAGCTTAGTCCTAAGAACCAATACAATCAATATACCTCTATGCCAGCACGTTGGATTGGTCAGGCAACTAACCTCTCACCTATCAAGATAGACAACACAATCTATGGTCTCACAGGCTCTATGGGTTATGCCCTTATGGGTGCGGTCAATATGATGGCTAAAGATGAGGTCACTCCTAGTAGAAAGTGGACTGAATATAGTCGCTTTACATACACTGAGGGTACAGGTACATCACGTAGCAAGGATGTCTTCTTTAATGGTCTTGATAAATTAGAGACTAAATATGCTGATGCTTCTTTTGAAGGTAAAAAAGCTAAGGTTAGCAAAGAACTCAAAGGTATGCGTAAGGCTAAAGCAGATGCTATGAAGGTGTCCAAAGCTATCAGGGAGCTGTATGCAGACAAAAAGATGGATGCAGACACCAAGCGTATTAAGCTGGATGAGCTTAACAAAAAGCAAAATATTATTTTCAGAACTGCCAATAAGAAGTATCTTAATTACAAATATATACAATCGCCTGAATAATGTGCTATAATTAATAGCAGAGAGGTGAATATATCTATGCAGGTAATAGGTTTTATTTTTGATATGGCAGAAGGTATAATTTGGCTATGTGGTGCTTTTGGACTGCTTCTAGGTATCCTCTACATGTTATATGATGTACTGATAAAGCAGGTACTTCTTAATAAAGAAGTGCCTATAAAAACTAAAATCATCGAAGCTATCATAGTTCTTCTAATTATTTTAGGGGGTTGTGGTTATTGGAACTATAATTATAACTAATCCCTAGTGTTTTATCCCCGAGGTGATTCCAATGTACAGCTACTAACTTCATACCTATCCATTGTTGCTTTGCACGGACAATGAAAGGAGTTATGTCCCATGGAATTAAGTGCTGATATTCAACGTGAAATACAGCAACAGTTTAAAAATAGCTATGCCCAACTTTTAGCGGACATAACTCGTATCTATGAGCAGGGAGCTATGCGTGATGCTCTCACCGGACTGTACAATAAGCAAGCCTTTGAGCTTGACAGTACCACTAATCACTTTGGTTTCGTTGGTATCCTTTTTGCAGACATCAATGGTCTGAAATATACCAATGACCACTTTGGACACAGTGCAGGGGATAAGCTGATAAAGGACTTTGCTGCTAAGCTTAAGGAGACCTTTATCTCCCCTATTTACACCTGCTATCATATCTCGGGTGATGAATTTATAGTAGCTGGGTTTGATATTAAAATCCATGAGTTCCTTGGAAGTGTATTGTCTTTCCATAAGTCCCTATGGGATAAAGACAATCCTCCCCTAGCTGCTTTAGGCTACTCTGCTGGTGTCTTCTCAGATATTGCGGAAATCACAGCATATGCCGAAAAAGCAATGTATGCAGACAAACAAAAATTTTATGATAATTTTCCTCAGATGAGGAGATAATAAATTGAATTGGTGACCGCTGGCTCTTTTAGAGCTGGTGGTCTTTTTATTTTTTGTAAAGGAGATGATTAATATAGCTATTAAATTGGCTACATCTATTACTTACACCGCCGATGGTTCTCAAACAAATTTCTCTGTTCCCTTTGATTATTTGCGTCCATCCTTTGTCCATGTGTCTGTTAATGATGCAGAGGTTTCCGAGGGGTTCACTATAAGTAATCGTATGGTTATGTTTGATTCTGCGCCAGCTAAAGATGCTGTGGTACATATCTATCGTAGCACCCCTACCACTCGATTGGTGTCTTGGGCAGATGCAAGTATCCTGAAAGCTATAGATATGACGATTGCAGAGGTACAGCAGTTGCACATCTTAGAAGAAGGACAAGATTGGTCTAAGACTAATTCTATTATTCTTGATAGGGAAAGCGGTGCATGGCAAGGGCGTAATTATCGTATATCCAATATCACTGACCCAACAGAAGCACAGGACGTTGTGACAAAACATTACTTAGAGAACACCGAGGATTCCTTTGTTCAGCGCATGAACACTATCAAGACACAGACTGAACAATTTGCTAACACAGCAGGTAATAACAAAGATAGTGCTTATAAGAGCGCACAGTCTGCTAGTGCGTCTGCTGCAAGTGCTGCGGAAAGTGCAAGGTTAGCAGAGGGTTACAAAACAGCAGCAGAAACTGCTAAGAGCAATGCGTCCCTTTATGCTGCCAACGCTAAGACCTCTGCTGATAATGCAGGTGCTAGTAAAGAAGCAGCTCAATCTGCTGCTACTACGGCTAGTAACTTTGCGTCTGCTGCAAGAAATAGTGCAGGTGAAGCAAAAACTTACAAGGACAATGCAAAAACCTACATGGACAATGCTAAGAATTATAGTGAGAATGTTAATGTGTTTGTTCCTAGTGTGTCCTCTGCTGGTGTCTTAAGCTGGACTAATAAAGCTGGACTGACCAACCCCAAAAGTGTGAATATCAAAGGCGCAAAAGGTGATACAGGTACTGCTGCGTCTATCACGATTGGCACAGTGACTACAGGGGCAGCAGGTAGTAATGCAAGTGTTACCAATAGTGGGACTGCTAGTAATGTTGTGTTGAACTTTACGTTGCCTAGAGGTAACGATGGCAAAGATGGTGGCATTACTGTTGATGCTGAACTGTCTGATACATCTACGAACCCTATTCAGAACAAGGCTGTTAATACTGCCATCAACACTGTAAAAAACAACATGACACAAGGGTTTCAAGCTGTTACTGCTAGTATCCCTACTAAAGTATCTACTTTAGAAAATGATGCTGGTTATTTGAATATGGGAACCCTCCCTAGTTTTCCAAGCACTGATTCTGTAAACACATGGAAGCAGCGACAAACTTTCAATGAGGCTGCCCTTAAGGAAGCTGTACTTGTAAAGGCGCGCATTGTAAAAGAAGTATATCAATCTGAATATATAAATGGTACTACCATAACCCCTACTCACAGTACCATGTGTCTTACTGCAACAGGTGCTGTTACTTTAGATATGGCTACTATTGTTACTGACCTTTTAGAACAAAGTCGCAAAAACGTCACTATCTTCACTGCCTACATCACCTCCGACGCTGACTACACACTGACCATCACCAACGCTGGAACTATTAAATACATCGGTATCGCAAGTGACGTAGCTATTACAAGTGCAGGACTACTGTTGAATATTATGATGCTCAAAGATGCTAGTGGTAATTTGACTAGTATTGTACAAGCTAGTAAGTTAGAAGGTGGTGCATAATGGGACTTAATCGTATGATGATGATGCGAAATGGAGTAAAGGTTGAAGATGGTAGCAAGTTTTGGAGTTTAGATGAAGTAAATAATAAAACAATAGCTTTTACTGTCCCACCGGGGGTTAAAAGAATCAAAGTGTCTGCAGAAGTTGACTATGCTGAGGGAGAGCCGAATATTTATGGATATGCTTCTATAAAAAATAAAATGACTAATAAAACATGGGGCGAAGGCTTCTCAGAAGCTAATGATGCAGGAGATAACGTGTCCCATCAAAATATTGATTCTATTGTAGGTGTGACCCCGAATAAAACCTATACATTGTATTTTGACTGTCTGTGGACATCGGGTGTGACTTTTTCATGGGGTAAAGCAATAAATGCGATGACACCCACAGTTGAAGACTATTAAGCAAAGGAGGAACAAAATGCAAACAAAATATAAATACAAAGACAAAACATATACTCACATCTACCCTTTGTCAGAAGCCTTAGGGCAGGAAGGTATCTTTATTCCTCTGTCAATTAGCGATGAAGCCTTAGCAGAATTAGGCGTAACCGTTATGCATGAGGAAGAACCTTTGGAAGTGATTAAGCAACGCAAGATTACGGAGCTTAAATATCAGCGTGATAAAGCTGAGGTTGAGCCTATTATCTACCAAGGCTACTCTTTTGACTATGATAGCAAAGCGAGGGAGCGCATTAGTGCAGCTATTGTTGCCCTTGAAATCTTAGGTGCTTCCGTCACCCTCACATGGACAACCGCAGATAATAAAGATGTAAAAGTAACTGCATCTGACCTGCGTGGCATTATTGCACAGGTGGCGTTGAGAAGCGACAAGCTCCACATAGCTTATAGAAAAGCTAAGGAGAAAGTAGAAACTGCTATAACTAAAGCAGAAGTTGAAAATGTTGTATTAGAAGTTTAAATATCAGCAACAAAATAAATAGGAATGAGGTGTTTTATGATTGAATCAACTGTACAAACTGTAATAAATATTATTGCTGGTGCTGTTATCTCTTATATCTTTGCGTTATATCATACAAAGAAAAAAGAAAATGACGCACTAAAGGCAGGCTTGCAAGCGTTGCTCCGCGATAGAATCATCCAGGCTTATAATCACTATGTCCAGGATAAAGGCTGGATACCAATCTACGCAAAAGAAAGCATCGACGCCTGCTACCGGAGTTACGAGGCGCTTGGAGATAATGGCGTCATTGATAGTTTAATGGAGCAATTAAATGAACTGCCTAACTATGATTTAAAAGGACATGATGAAAAATGCAAGGAGTGTAAGTGTCATGCGTAAATTGATTAACATGTTGAAAAAGAACGATAACGCTTACAGCGTAGGCAGAATCTGCGCTGTTATAGGCTTTGCCGTTTGGGTATTAGTTACATTATGGCTTGCTTTTTTTGCCAAAACCTGGAGCGGCTACGAGAGTTGTACACTTGGTATGGTTACGCTGCTGCTTGTACAGTTAGGCAACAAGGCTATTGAAACAAGAATGTTTAAAGTGAAAAGTGAGGAGCGGAACGATGAGTGATTGGAACAAAAACCTTGCGAGAGAAATCGCAAAAGGCATTATCGCAACAGGCATTGAAGGCGGTTATGACAGCGTAGCAAAGTCTACGGCTTATAATTATCCTTCAATCGGTGTGTCGCAATGGGAGGGCAACAGAGCCGATGAGCTTTTGAGAGCTATTCCCGGCGGTGAAGAATTTATTGGCAGAACCTATATTGATATTAAGGCAAGCGGCGAACTGCCGATGCTTAAAGAGTTGTTAAGAAGCGACGCAGGACAGCAGGCGCAGTTAGAACAGTTGTCACGTGACTGCCTGCAATATGTCGAGGTGCTTCAACAGGTGCCGACGTTGGATGATACACGCTGCCTTATTTATGCTGGCATGTGGTGTCCGACTAGCACTTATGTTGTAAAGCGTTTCCTGGAGAATCGTTTTGAGCGCGTCAACCTGCGTAGTCTGGAGGCACTTTACAAGCTGTTTAAGAATTACTATTGGATTGCTGCCGATGTTGGTGAGATGTATAGAGCAGGTTACGCCAATAGAGCGGAAGCTACGTATCAGTATGTTGCTGGCATTGACTTAACAACACCGTATGGCGTACCTGCGTATGGCTTTGCTGGTAATGGAAGATAAGGAGGTGAAATCATGGAAGAATTAAAAGCTTTTGTTGCTGACAAGAAATTTTTAGTAGGCCTTGTTTTAGGCTTTACTCTCGGTGCGTTGCATCATTACTTTGCTCTCTAATCTGAATATCTAACTACAAGAAGGCGCAAATTGCACAAAAATACTTCGCCTATGAGTGCTTTGAAATTAGCACCGCTTATGATTTATCCTGCGGCGAGCTAAAGCCGCTTGTAGGCGAAGTTTGTGCTTCTGACACGATTTATTATATTTTACAAATATAGATATTTACATGAGGTAATAATGAAAGATGAAACAAGACGCAAGATTGATAGAGCCGTTAAGATTAGTCTTATTGTTGCTGGCCTTCTGCTTATCTGTAATGACGTGTACTGGCGTTGGCACGGCGGAAGCGGCACCCAAGCAGATAACAATGTCAATCGAACAATGGAATCAATTCAAAAATCAAACGAATCTGCTGGAAGCGAAATTGAATCTGGCAGACGAGAAATTGAAACAGCAGAAGAACACGTCAGCAGTTCTGTTGACGCAATTAAGCGAAGCGAAGAAGCAGCTCACTCTAACGCAAGAAGCGCTGACGAACTCCAAGCGCTCATTAGTGAATGCAAAGGAATCGTTGAAGCGCAGCGAGGAATTATACGAGACGTTGATAGAGCAAATGGAATACGACCGGAAGAGAACGAACAGAATTAAGTATCAGCGGAATATTTATGCAGGTACTGCGTTATTCTTCTTGCTTTGCGCAGCTGCAAAATAAAATTATTGGATGGTGTTACGATGGATGAAAAGGAACAAATACCAGCAGGCATTATTACAATGTTATTAAAAGGTTATGTAGAAACTATTGCTTTCCAAAGAAAGATAATCTGTGCCGCTTTGTTTGGATGGGCGGCAACAGCTATAGCTTTTATTTATTTAGGTAGGCGACAATAAAATGGACACACTGCTGAAGAACACGCGTGACTGGCTACAAACATCAACGCGGCGTTCTTTCAGCGCGGTATTGGAAGAAGCAAAGATAACACCACGGCAGGTAGAAATTTGCGAGCTGAAATTTGTAAAAGGCTTGACTAACTATCAGATAGCTATGCAATTGAATGTATCTGTCAAAACAGTGGATAAGGAATTGAATACTGCGTATAAACAAATAACAAATGTATTATCATTCCTTTAAATGCAACGAGCCGCCTTTTATGGCGGTTCTTTTTTTATGGGGAATTTGTAGGGATTGGTTTGCTAAAAAACAGCTAAACTATAAGTGAGGTGATAAGTATGTACGGACAATATAACCCTTATATGGGCGCAACACCGCAGATGCAGCAACGGCTGAATTATTTGCAGCAACAACAGCAGCAGATGTACCAGCCAACTATGCAGCAGCCTATGCCTATGGCATTGAAAGGCAGAATTGTTACCAGCATGGATGAAGCAAAGGCAGCTCAAATTGACTTGGACGGAACGAGCACTTTCTTCCCTTGCCCTGCCGAAGGCAAGATTTATGAAAAGCTTATAGGCTTGGACGGCTTGCCGATTTTCAGAGTATACCAAATCAACAATTCGCAGAAGCAGCCTGCGTATGCTGAACAAAACATTGTAGATAGATTAGTAGAACGTGTGGACAGATTGGAAAAGCAGATTGGAGGAATGAACCATGAACCCGATGCAGATAATGGCAATGTTACAGAACAGCGGTAATCCTATGATGATGCTTACGCAATTAGCACAGCAGAATCCTATGATGAGCCGCGCAATGCAAATGGGGCAAGGCAAGAATGAAGCACAGTTAAAAGAAACTGTACGTAACCTTGCAAGGCAACGTGGCATGAGTGACGAACAGTTTACTCAGTTTTTAAGTCAATTCGGTTTAAAGCTCTAATGCGCGCAATGAGCTTTACATATAATTCCTGGAGGTGAAATTTTATCATGGAAGGTGCAAACATTGTTCCGGTAATGGACATGAATCGAAACAACAACTACGGTGACTGCTGGGGCGGCGGTATGTGGTTTATGTGGATTATCGTTCTTTTCGCTCTTATGGGCGGTTGGGGCGGCAACTGGAATAACCGTGGTAACATGGGTGCTGAAATTTTTGCTAATGGAAGTATGACACGTGATCAGATTGCAGACCAATTTTCCATGCAGGATATTAAAGACGGTATTCGTGGTGTTCAGAATGGCTTATGTGATGGTTTTTACGCTCAGAACAGCACTATGCTGAATGGGTTTAACGGTGTTCAGCGAGACATTATGCAGACTGGTTATCAGCTCGGCAGCGAGATTGCACAAAATCGTTTCGCCGCTCAGCAATGCTGCTGCGAGCAAAAACAAGCTATTGCTTCTCTTGGCTACGAAACTAACCGAAATATTGACGCAGTGCGTTACGAAAATGCACAAAATACTTGTGCTATCGTAAACGCCGTCAAAGAGGACGGAGAAAAGACCAGGGCAATTATGGTAGCTAACCAGATTCAAGATTTGAGAGACAAGCTCTCAGACCGCGACCGCGACTTGCAGACCGCTAACTTCCAATTAAGTCAGCAAGCACAGAGTGCTGCTCTCATCGGCACGCTGAGACCTTATCCTCAACCTGCTTATATTACGTCTAGTCCGTATCAAAGTGTCGCTGCCAATGTAGCTGGTGCTTGTGGCTGCGCTTATAATGTAGGCTAAAAATAAGTTATGTGCATTAACTGCACTGCAAGGGACGGTGCAAGCCGTCCCTATTGCTTTGATAAAAGAGGTGAAAACAAATGATTTGCAACCAAAAATCTGCATTAACAACTGTTGCAACGGCGGCGCAGACTGTTGCAGCGAACGGCTTTGTCGGCTTTCCTACTAACAATCTTCTGACTGGCGTATCTATTAAGCATACGGCAGGAAGTACAAGCGTTAACCTTATCCAGGGACTTTACCTTGTGACTTTGAACGCTGATATTACCCCGACTGCGGCAGGCGATATAGGTTTAAATCTTCTTCGTAATGGTGTAGCAGTACCGGGAGCAGAAGCAACAGTAACCGGTGCTACAGGTGATACTTATAATATCTCCTTTGCTACATTACTTAGAGTATTGCCTAGTTGCTGTGTGATTGATAATAATGCAGCGTTGCAGGTGCAGGCTACGGCAGCAGGCACTATCAGCAATGTATCTTTGAGCGTTGTAAAAATGGCGTAAGGGGGCGACGTTATGCACAAACTAAAGAAATATTGGGAGAAGGTAAGCGCCGACCCAGTAAAGATAGAAGAGATGGAAGAAATAGTTTGTGAAGCTTTGGAGGAAATCCGCGGCCGCTGCCCGAGGCTGTTTTGGGACACCGCTTATAAGCTGCATTGTGTGGCTTATGGCCCTCATTTTGACGAGCATCTAGCGAAGAAAGCTGTTGCCAGAATGAAGAATGTTGACGGCTCTAGCGGCGAGCATTGGACGTATGAACAGACTAGCCAACTTGCTGACCAACAAGGCATAACGCAAAAAGCTGATTGGTATTATGTCATGAATATGCTCTATTCCGACTACTCCGAGATTTACGGCAGCGACATTAACATGTATATCCGTGTAGCAAAAGCCTATATGCGCGACCCCGATGCACCGGAAGGCAAGGTGTTTGACTTGTGGCTTGCACAGATGGAAGCCTAACTGTAAACCTTAAAAGTGATATGAGCACATATAAAGTACATACAGTATGTAATAGGTATGTAACAACTAGCATGGAAAATGCCTTGAAATATAGGCGCTCAATTTACCAAACGTTAATTTTTGGTTTACTGTCAAGCACCAATCACAAATCGCACAAATTACTCCGCAGCTGTTGCAGTTGCGGAGTTTTTGTATTTCAGGGCTAAGCTGATTCGGATTGAAAATGTAATTTTAACTAAGTGTTTTGTT